TGGGAGTTTATCGAGTCCCAGGTGCGGTTTGTCCTATGGTGGTATGCGCTCCGGCCGGATAGGCGCTGGGATTATTACCATGGCGTCCGTCGCTATCCAAAGGGTGCCGGTAAAAGCCCATTCGCGGCTGTCCTGTCGATGATAGAACTTCTGGGCCCGGTCCGGCTGGATCATTTCGATCCGGATGCGCCCGGCGGAGTAGTCGGCAAGCCGGTCGCCATGCCACTGGTCCAGATTGCGGCGACGTCGCACGACCAGGCCAACATCAATACCATGACGATGGTCCGGGCCCTGCTGCCTAAAGGCTCGCGGCTTCTCAAGGACTACGATGTTGAGGCCGGCAAGACAATCTTCCACGTGCCGGGTGGCGGCCAGCTCATGGTGATTACCTCCTCACCAACCACAGAAGAGGGCGCGCGGACTACATTCGCTATTCTCGACCAGACAGAATCGTTTTATCCCAGCAACGGCGGAGTAGACCTAGCCGAGGTGATTGACCGGAATGTCGGCAAGAGCGGTAGCCGGGTCATCGAGACGTCCAACGCCTGGGAGCCGGGCAAGGAGTCGGTAGCCGAGGGCACATACGATGCCTGGTGCGCCCAGGAGGAGGACCGGCTGCGCGGCAAGGGCAAAGTCTTGTATGATAGCCGGGTCGCTCCGCCTGATATCGACTTTGAGGACATCGACTCAATTAAGCGCGGTGTAAAGTTTGCCTATGGGGACGCGCACTGGGTCGATATTGACGACATCGTTGAGAACCGGATACTGAGCCCGCGGACTCCGCTGGACGTCAGCAAGCGATTCTACCTCAACTGGCCGGAGTCGCCGGAGGACGCCTGGACTACCCAGCAGCGCTGGCAGAGAATGGCCGACTCCACATTCTACATCGAGGACGGCAGTGATATCGCGATGGGCTTTGACGGTAGCCGGGTAGCCGACGCTACGGCTCTGATCGGATGCCACATTGAGACTGGGTTTACGTTCGAGCTTGGTATCTGGGAGACCATTGGCCGCCGGTTCATTCCGGTGGACGAGGTTGATGCCGCCGTCCGGGCCGCAAAAGAGCGCTGGCACGTCTCGGCCTTCTTTGCGGACGTGAAGGAATGGGAAGAGCACACCAAGATAGCCTGGCGCGAGCTATTCGAGGAGGACCTTGATGTCTGGGCGGTCCCGGGCGGCCGGGATCCACAGCCTGTAGCCTGGGATATGCGATCCCACGTAGGAGAATTCACCCAGGCGGCCGAAATGGTCCTCAGCGAGATTGAGATGATGCCGCCCGGATTCGCCCACGACGGAAGCGGGCCGCTGGGCCGCCACGTAACCAATGCGCGCCGTCGTCCTAACCGCTGGGGAACGTCCATCGGCAAGGAATCTCCTAAGTCTGTAAACAAAATTGACGCCTGCGTCGCGATGATTATCGCCCGGCATGCGCGGCGCCTAGTTCTGGCTAGCAAGGAATACAAAGAGCGCAGGGATCAGGCAATGTCAAAGAACAGAGCGCGCATCTGGAGCTTCAGTTGATAATCGACCCGGACGATGTCACCGAGATTGCGACCCAGGCCATTCTCCTCCGGACCACAGAACAGGCCCGGATGAACCGGATCGCTAGCTATGTCCGCGGAAAGCAGGACCCGCCGTACACGCCCAAGGGCGCCGACGCGGAATACCGCTGGATAGCCCGGAAGGCCCGGCGCAATTTCCTGCCGCTGGTCGTCTCGGTCATCTCCCAGAATCTCCACGTGGACGGCTACCGGCCGAGCGGGGCGACGGCGAACCAGGCGACTCTGCCGCAGGCGCCCCAGCCGGAATGGGAAGCGTTCCGGGCCAACCGGATGATATCGAGGCAGCATGGCGTCCACCGCTCGGTTATCAAATACGGCTCGGCCTATACACTGGTCCTGCCGGGCCGCCTATCGACAGACGAGGAACAGCCTGCAGATGTCCCGGTGATACGGCCGGTCAGTCCCCGGCGCATGACCGGCTTCTACGCGGACGATGTAGATGATGAATGGCCGCAGTTCGCCATTGAGGTAAAGTCCTCCCGGCTCCCAAAGGGATCATTCCAGGTATTTGTCACGGTCTATGACGAGGAGTCCCGGTACATTCTCCAGGGCACGCCGGGGATGTTTATCGGGCAGAACCTCGGTCTGCAGATGGCGGAGCCGGGGAATCCGCTCCTCAACGGCCAGCCGCCGGTATCGACGCACGGCCTCGGCGTCTGTCCTGTGGTCCGGTTTCTGTATGAGACGGACCTGGACGGCGAGGAGGATGTGAACGGCGAGATTGAGCCGATCATGCCGATCCAGGACCAGATAAATTTTGATACCTTCAACCTCATGATCTCAACGCAGTTCGCCGCTTTCCGGCAGCGCTGGGTTACGGGTATGTCGCCGGTCGATGAATCCGGCCGCGAGGCGGCGCCGTTCCGGCCCGGGGTAGACCGGGTGTGGGCGGCCGAGGAAGCTTCCACCAAGTTTGGGGAATTCGGTGAGACCGCGCTCGCGCCGTACAGCTCAGTCCGCGAGGACGGCATACGGCATATGTCTACCATTACCCAGATCCCGCCATACCATCTCCTCGGCCAGGTTGCTAACCTCTCCGCGGAAGCCCTGGCTGCGGCCAAGGATGGGCAGGACCGGCACGTTGATGAGCTGAAAGCGAACCTCAACGACTCCTGGCGCAATACGTTCCGGCTGACCGCGCTCGCGTCCGGCGACAAGGAGGGCTGGAATGACCTCTTCGGCACGGTCCTCTGGCGCGACACATCGGCCCGCGCGTTCGCCTCGACCATCGACGGCCTTACCAAGGTTGCGCAGATGCTGGGTGTCCCGGAGGAGGAACTGTGGGGCCGGATTCCCGGGGTGACTTCCGAGGATGTTGTCAACTGGCGGCTCGCCAAGCAGAGGGCCGATGCGCAGGCCGCTGTTCAGCAGGCTGTAGCGGCCCAGAACGCCGGTGTCCCGGTCGCCCCGGTAGCCGTCCCGCCCGGCGGCGCTGTGGCTCCTGCTGCCACTACAGGGCCGCCATCCGCCGTTCCTCCGCCTAGCCCGCCCGGCGGGACACCGGCGAATCCGCCTAGGGGCCCGGGTGGCCGGCTGCTATGACTCAGCCTACTCAGGCGCCTCCGCCGGCAACTGCGCCTCCTCCGCCCGTCCCGGGGTACTACACGGTACCACCGGAGGTCATGGCCAGCCTTGTGCCTGGGCGCCCGGTCCCACCGCAGATTGGCGGGCAGATCCTTCTGCAGCAGTTCCACAAGACGCAGCAGGCCATAGGGCAGCGCGCGAGCCGGGCGATTACCGGCCTATGGGATCAGCATATCGTCCCGGTCAGCTTTATGGATTCCTGGGAGCGCATTTACCCGCTAGTAAATGCGGTTACCTCTTCGCATTACGATATGTCGGCCGCAAATGCCGCGCAGTATTACTTGCATTCTCGAGCCCTGACCAATTCGGCGCCCATTCCGGTGCCGTCCGCAGAGCCGGATTCCGCCTATATCAAGAATGTAAATGGGATGATGGGCCCGGGGCAGTTCTTCCATTACCTGAAAGAGGCTGAACCAGACCAGGCCTCGGTAATGGCACGCGACTCTCTTTCTGGCGCGACCTCGAGAATTGCACTAAACGGCGGCCGGGATACCATTACCGCAGTAGCATCTTCCGACCCGGTAGCGCAGGGCTGGGAGCGCGTTATCGAACCGGGCGCATGCTCTTTCTGCGCCATGCTCGCGGGCCGCGGCTCGGTCTACAAGGCTGGGTCAGTTAACTTCCGGGCGCACGATCATTGTCATTGCGTCGCGCGGCCGGTATTCGCTGGGGATAAGCCTATCAATGCAGACCTCGGTGATGAATGGGCTATAGCAACAAAGGGAAAGCGCGGTGCGGCCGCACGGGCGGCCTGGGACGAGTACTGGAAGGCAAAGAATGTCGAATCTATCACAGGCCCAGCTCAAGAATCTGCGGTCACGCGGTCACGCAATGCCGCCATCGGCCAGCAACGAGAGTGATGACCCGCGCTACCCGATTACCCAGCGCACCGGGGACAATTCCCTGGAGTCTGCCATCAAGGCGGTCGGCCGGGCCCGTCCCAATACGGACGAGGAGCACGAAAAGGTCCGGCGCTACATCATGAAGGTAGCAAGGGCAAGGGGATGGGGTGGCGATATCCCCAACAACTGGAATAGCGACGGGTCTATCAAATAGGAGATGCATAATGACCGCTGTACCCGGTAACCGATACAGTTACACTCACCATGAGGGCCTCGGCTTCGGTGCGATGGCGCTCGCGACTTCATCCGGCGCGGAGATATCCGCAGAGATGAATGAACTGGACCTCAAGGATGGCGATACCGTCACCGTCCTGGAGCTTGACGCCGACTCCGACTGGCCTCTGGTCGAGTGGACCGACGCCAAGGGGATTAACCGCATAACAACGGTTGACCCGGATACATTCGACAATTACTTCATCCTTTCTGCATAGGCGGAGTTATGACGCTCATATCCCAGGGCCAGCTATTCCAGTACGCGGAACAGCAGGCGATGAATGCGGTATTCCTGAAGGCGCAGAGTCCAGCGGTGGCGGCCACGTACCTCGCCCTGTCTACAACGGCGGTCGGCTCGCTCCAGTCCACCGAGACAACGATGGCCGGGGCGACCATCAACGAGTATGCGACGGCATCCGGCTACGCTCGGCAGGCTTACTCACCGACCACGGCCACCGCGGCCTCGCCGTCCCAGATCTGGAACAGCGGCATCATTACCTGGGGCCCGTTTACATCGGCGCCCGGTACCTGCTTCTGGGCTATCGCTACCACACTGGCATCCGGTACGTCAGCGAATACTATTGCGGCGTTCCTCCTTGCGTCGTCCAGGACACCGGCCATCGGGGACAGCCTCCAGGGCGCGGCCGGGACCGGCTCGGCCGGAATCGGCTTTATCTGCCAGGTCTAGATGTCTATCCTCACACTCGGCCTCCAGGTTCCGGATCTACATATACTCCGGAGCTATCCCTGTAGTGCGATGACGGCGCCAGGGACGGAATGCGGCGCTACCCCGGCGAGTAAGTACCTGCGCCAGTGCGGGACCGTCTCACACTCACGCCTGATATGGCTCTGCCCGGTTCACGCCGCGCTCGCGATATCCGGCGGAGCTATATGCAAGATGTGCGCGGAACGGCTCGGCGTCGTCCGAGTTACTCTCACCCGGATATCTGAGCCGCTGAGAATCGCATAGAAGGGATATCATGGCCGGGACGGTAACGATACCGCGCACGAACATGACGGCCGGTCACGGGCCGTACACGTTCGGGCCGGTTGACGTTGCCGATAGTGATACCGGCTTCATCTTTGATATCGACCGTGATATCCCGAACGGCCTTAACAGGAATAGTGCCTCGCTCTCGGTCGAGATTAGAGTCGAGCAATCCAATGACGGCGGAGCCACCTGGTTCCTGGCTGTCGCTGCAGATATTCCTGGCGGTCAGTATTTCAGTACAGGGATAAACGGGGACGGCTCCCTGATAACCTTTAGCGGCATGACGGTTGATACGTACCCCGGTACGGCCAGGCAAGCCAGGGCGATCATCACCGTCAGCACCGGCTCGGTCGCAATATCGGGCACGCTGACGATTGAGAACACTCCGCGAGCGGCTGAGCCGTCTCAGCTAGCGCTGGCCTTTGACGCGGTAGGGCCGAGTGCATCGGGCGCCTCTAGCTCGGGATCTACGTCACTGAGCTGGACCCACACGGCCGGGGCCGGTGCTACGACAGCCGTCGTTGGGGCTTCTTTCGACCCAACCGGCGCTGATACCGGAATTACCCTCACGGCGAAATATGGCGTGCCGTCTATGACGCAGATCGGAGCGTCAGTCCACTCCAACGGTCAGACGGCCGGTTATATCAATGCTTTCGGCATAACGGGCGGCGCGACCGGAGCCGTTACCGTTGCGGTGACAGCCAGCACAGCAGCCGCATTTATCACCGGCGGGTCAATGTCATTTACCGGCGCCGCCTCATTCGGCACACCGGCTACCGCACAGGGGTCCGGCACCGGGAACGTCACGACGCTAACCGTGACCGTGCCATCGACAACAAGCGGGAATCAGGTTGTCATCTTCATGGTGGCCGGCCACAGCTTCACTGCTGTAACGGCTCCGGGCGTTAAGCAATTCTTCGCCGGTACCTCTTCTACCAATGCGGCCGGTTTCAGCGCGGGAGGCACTAATCCGTCCACGGGCGGCAGCGTCGGCACAACTATGACAATTAATGGACTGGACTGGATGGCTGCTATTGCCTTTGAGGTTATAGCCGGTGGTGGAGGTCCGGTCGGCAGGCCGCAGAAGGTCCGGACGGTGTACGGCAACCCGGCTCATCTGGTCGGGACTCATCAGGTGACTCAGCTCACTAATGCGGCGTTCCGTTAAGGAGAGATTATGACAAACCAGTACCTCGCCCTACCGCGAGCTAGCACCACGCCGTTCCTCCCGGTCGCCATTGCTCTCGTGGGCGGCACAATCAAGACCGTCCTCCAGGTCGGACTCCCGTCCACGACGGACGTCATCATCCTGGGCTGGGGCGTGAGTTTTGACGGAGCGGCAGGCGGCACGCAGGTACCCGGAGTCTGCTCGCTGCTTCATGACCCGACCTTCTGCACGACGGGTACGGCCCTCACCCCGGAGCCGTGGGGTAACAACTTCGCCCCGGCGAGCCTCTGCGTCGGCGGCGCAGCGCTGACTGG